GATATCAGATCCCACTGAATGTTCTAATGTAAATGAAGTATTAGACCCATCACCAGAAAACTGTGTCGCTGCTTTTGCTGCTACAAATCTATTTCCTGCTGTATTACCTAAATATGGCATTATGTGATCTCCATATAACTCATGGTCACTGATAGCTTATCTGCAACAGAGCAATCTATCTTTACTATATCTCCTACATTTAAAACTATCTTATTACCAGACATGATCTCGACTGATGACCCAACTGGCACTGGTATATCCTTCACTATGTGAGCCGTGGTATTTTGTGTTTGAGATGTTTGCGTTGTTGTACTTACAAGTTGCACTGTACCAGTAACTTGTGCTGTATGCACATTAGCCAGTGTCAATCCTAATACAATAATTGTGCTACCAGTTTGAACTGTATAAAGAGTTTCTGGCGATCCAGCAGTGGCTGGAGCAACATCTCTTGTAATTACTTTAAATGTATTTGCCATATCATTATCCTAACGCTATTGCTAAAGCTGTAGCCTCATCCGCTGCTGCCGAAGCAGTTGTTGCACCTATATCAGATAGCACTTCTGATGCACTTCTGCTCTCTAAACCATTTGCAGTAAATCTTGCAAACTCATCATCTGCTACACTAGAACTATCTATCTTTACTGCGTTTGTGTTTGATATACCAAATGTTAATGAGGCTTGACCACCAATATCACTTAATACTTCAGAGGCACTTCTGCCTTCTATCGATGTTCCATCTACACGCAAGAAGTCATTGTCAGCCACACCCGATGTAAACACTGGCACATTCGTATTTGATATACCAGTTGCTGCAACTGCGGCTGTGCCTAATCCTAATGTTGTTCTTTGAGCAGCAGCGTCTGCGTCATCAAGTAACGCTTTACCTGCCGATGTTAAATCATATGTTGATGCAGTTCCAGATCCAGTAAACTGTATACCTTTATCTGCGGCTGATGTTAAACCAGCTAGTGCTTGTAAATCTGCATCTAATCTTGCGTTTGCTACAGTTCCAGATAGCTGAGAAGCATCAATAGTTTTATTTGTTAATGTGTCTGTAGTTGCTCTACCAACAATAGTATCTGTAGTGGCTGGTAGTGTTAGTGTGGTATTACCAGCAAAGTCAGAATGTGCTGGTGCTTTTAAAGCTGCATAATGTGCATTTGAACTTTCACAATACATTCTAAGTTCTGATTGTGCTCCAGTGTTTTTAAGTTCTATAACACCACCATTAACAGTAAGATCATCACCTATTGATAAGTCTGCACCTAATGTTGCATTACCACTGGCATCTAAAAACACGGACTTTGATGCAGGTATTGTGCAGAATATAGTTTTTGTACCAGAACTAAAGTTGACTGCATTGTCACTATTAGAACTACTTATAACTGTTGTTCTTGCTAGTGTTGAAGAGTCACTATTGAGTGTTCCTAACCCAACTTCAAACTCTGCTGAACCAGGCAATGTAACTGCATAGTATGTTGTATTAGAATTGCCAACTCCAGCACCAAAAGTCTCAAAGCCTGTTACTGCACCACCTAGTGTAAGTGTACCAGTTCCAGTTGTGGTTGTAGTTTCTTTTACTCTATCGTTTAATACTAATGCCATTATTTAAGCTCTATTGTTAAGTTACCTGCATTAATTCTAAATATATCACCACTTGCTATTGCTTTACTTGCGTCTAATGCACCAACAAATAATATATTACCACTGCTAGATGCGTCTGCAAGAAATACATGTGTAATAGTATTGTCTGTACCACCAGAAGCTGGAAACTCAATATTAGCTGCATTGACTGCTGTTTGTGTGTCTGTTGAGTCTGCACCTATTGTGGTCCAGTTCGCTGCAGTAACTTGTTGTCTTGCATAGTTAGTAAAAGTTGCCTCTGTTAAGGAACCAGTTTCTGCTGCACTTACTGCCGTTGCAAGTCCTACATAAATACTATCACCAGGCGATGAAAAACTAAGAGAGTTATTTTTAAATATAAAATGTAATAATCGTCTCTCTAGATAATTGGTTGCTGCATTTGCTGTTGCCATTTTCTACTCCTATGTTCTTTGTGCTCTTGGTAGCCCTTGTCTGTAAGCATCTTCGTTTTCTCTTGCCTCTCCTAAATCTTTAAGTCTTTGTAAATAAAAAACATAATTTTTTTCATATTGTGCAATAACATCTGGCTCACCTTTCATATAATAATAAGCTTCTATAAGCGATCCGTAAAGTAAAGCGAATGGTGCATTTGTACTTAGCCATGTTGTTCCGCCATCTGCTCCAGCAGTAAGACTTGCAGGTCTGTAATAGTAATGCAATTCAAGAGTATAATTAGAATCTGGAGTTGGTGCTACAATAAAATTGTCTGTATCAAACCTTGCATAATATTTTGGTAATCCTGTTGTTGATGATGCTGGTGTGTATTCTCTTAAATAATTTACATCTTTTTGCAGCAAAAAACTTTCTGAACCAGAGGTCGTTATTTGCAAAGAAAATGAAGCAAGATAATCACTTGGCACTGTTAAAAATTGATCTGATGAAGTAAATGCACTTGTAACATTTTTTCTAAAAATATCTAAATCAACACCTTTAAATATCTTTTCTTCTGCTGCTTTAATAAAGTTAGGTAGATTTGTTACAAAGCTAGTTTCACTATTATCTGCATAATCTTGTATCGCTGTTTTTAATGTTGCAAGTGTAAAGCTCATTAGTTTGTAATTGATGTTGGTCCTGCACTTGCAAGTCCTCCACCACCTTTCTGAGTTATTGTTGCAGTTACTCCTGATGGAAACGAATAATTGTTCGTATCTATATTTGTAATTGTAAATCCAGAGGCAGAGTTAATTGTTGTTGCTGCTATGCCTCCAACACTAATTGCATCTCTAAATCTTACTGTATCGCTTGTTGATCTGCCGTGATTAGGCTCATTAACTGTCACTGTTGCAGAACTTGCAGTTGTAGAAAATGCGTTTAAGGGTAACAAATTAGGAACTGCTGTTTCAGTTCTATCAGGCCTAGCATCTCTTATAGCCTCATTATCCGCCCTTACATTTGCAGGCTCTAGTTGTGGATGCTTTTCTTCGTACTCATCTTTACCAACAATAGATCCATTCCACTCTTTGCGAGTATCTTTGATTTTATATCTAAAACCAGATCTATCAGATATTCTATAAGCGTATTTACCACTAGCAAAAGCCATCAACCTACCTTATAATAATCTAATTTAGGCACAACATTAAACGCTGATCTATCTCTATCTTCTGCCATAGCTCTTTCAAATTCTTCTTCATAAACAGTTTTAAGTAATTGTATTCTATCTGGTGCTCTTTTCATAGCTATGTAATAAGCCAATCCAGCCGTTAAACACGGAAAAAACCTAAAGGGTATTTCCATTGTATTAACTTGTGCATCAGCGTCTTGTATTCGTGTCAAAGCATCATAAACAATAACATCTGTGCTGTTTTCAGGTGTAGGAAATAATTTTAAATTAGGTGTTATTTGCCTATCTAAAAAATACTGCGTAGGTCTACCAGTTGATGTTTTGTTTGGTAGATTCAAAAAAGAATCACGACTAATTCTTGTCATAGTAAAATCTGTGCCACTCCGCCTTACAACTAAAGATAGTATGTCGATCAAGTCCGTACCCAAACTATATTCTGAATCACTTGCAGTTAAAGCTTGTGTTCTTTGCTCTATAGTCCATTGATTAAGGCCACGATTTGCCCACTCCGCAAGCATTATATTCATAGAACGCCTGGCAGTCTGCAAATCGTAACCAGTTTTAGCCTCTAAGCCACATCTCTCAAAAGCTTCTTCAATGTACTCAGCGACATCTAACTCAAAATTTGTAGAGCTTGATGTTGCCATTAGGCTTTACCACCTTTTTTCATCTTTTTAGCCATGCCACCGCCACGCATCTTCTTGGCCATGCCACCACCTCTCATTTTTTTTGGTTTTGCTTCGCCACCCATCATCATTTTAGCAGCTTTAGCCATGTCTTTAGACATTGCCATCATTTTTCTTGGACTCATTGCCATTTTAGTCTCCTATAGTAGTTTTCACGTTGCTCATAGATGTCTTCAACATTGTACTTATTATAATAATTATCATAATATCCAAGTTTCTTCAATTTATTTGCACTTTCTTGAAGTTTACTTAGTCTTTGCACAAATATCAAAGAATATTCCTCACTAACAACTTCTTCAAATGAACCATCATCTATAAGCTCATTTACGTCATCATCAGGGTGGAATCCCATTAACCAAATATCTTTTTGGTCAAATTTATTTTCATGTATTAAGTGATTTAAGTTGGAAAGATTATTGTGAAAAACATCATTTTTTTCATAACATAAATCAATTACAATTATTAAATCTTTAGAATCATGGAACTTATTAATTAAAGTATAAATAATTTCGTAATTTTTGTTTGTTTTTAAAGCAAAGCCAACTTTATTATTATTCCATGCTGCTTTTGCATAAGGACATGATGGAAGATTGTTATAATTTTCATTAGGTTTTTCTAAGGCGTGTTTAGACCAAGCTTTAATCTCATTACAAATTTTTTGCTCTAAACTCATTTTTTCTTCCTACGCCTTACTGCTTGAACTCTTCTTGGCTTACCTGCTGGTTGACCTAATCTTTTTTTCTGTGCAATACGCTTTCTTTTTTCAGAGGCAGACATTTCTGATGCAGTTTTTGGTGTTTTTGATGAAATACGTTTAGTTGGCCTACAATATGGTGTGCCCCTTTTTTCTCCTTTTTGTCTACCACACTTTTTACCAGTTCTTTGATCTTTCCAATCCTCTTTAAACCATCGTTTAAGTGCTAAACCAGCTTTTGTTTTACGAACAGCCATTATCTAAACTTTGTAATCTTTCTTCGATTGCTCATAACAACACCACAACCTCTTGCAATGTTTGGATTTTTTGATGGTCGTTTTACTTTACCTTTTGATACATTACCACCATTAGACATGGTAATAACGCCACCCTCTGCTTTTTTCTTAGCTTTCTTTTTTTTGCCACCAGTTCCATAATTTGCCGCTCCTACCTTTCGGCATTTAGCAATGGCTCCTGAAGCATAAGCTGATGGAAAAACTCTGTAACGAGCTTTTACTTTATGATAACAAGCGTCTTTAGGCATAATATCTTCCTTTCAATACTTTCCAACAAGTGCACCAATATTTTCGTTTCATGCACTGTGGACAATCTTTTAATGGTTCACCTTTTGCTCTTAGAACTTCTCCTTTTTTTAGCGGCACAATGTGCTTTTTCAGAAAATCCTTTAGGTCTTCTGCAATTGATTTTCCTCTTTCTAGCATTACTCCACTTCCTTTTTTGTGGTGGCTTTGAGATCTGCCTGGACATTTGTGATCTGCCCATAACCATTAAAAAAACTTCTCAAGAACTGCCACTCCTATTATAACTCCATAGATACCCCATAGACGAGTTTCAAGTTTGTTTAGTTTGTTGTTAATACCATCAAATCTAGCATTACATACTGATTCATGTTTTTCCAACATTTTTAATAATTCTTTACTTGTCATCTAACACTTCCATCTTCTTCTTGCTTGTCTTAAACGACTGTTTGGATTTTTAGCCGCTTTTGGAAACTTTTTCATCTGGCCTGCTGATCTTGCACAAAATGATTTACGTCTTTTTGCTGCTTTGCTACCAGGCTTAACCTTTCCTGTCACAGCAGTTTTTAATTTACTGCCTGGATTATCTCTTCTATAACGAGCAACGCCTGCCTTTGTCATTCCCGCCCCTTTTTTTGTGGGGCGGAAATATTTTTTTGTTTTAGGCGGTTGCTTGTCAGGCTTCCTTGCCATTAGTCATAGCTCTTTCTGACTTGCATAATTATTGTGTAACTATCTGCTGATGAATGACCAACTGTAGTAAACATAATATCACCAGTAACACCAGAACTCGCTGGATTTGTTAATCCACCAAATGATGTGTAATCGTGATGTCCACTTTGATTTTCACCAAGCTCAATACAAAAGTCATCTGTTGAAGCATCAAACAAAACTTTAACTTTCATACCATTACACTGCCACCAAATTTTTTCTATGGTTGCTCTTGTACAAGCTTCTCCTCTAACATTTGTTGCTAAAGCAGAAACATCAACTTTTTTTACTGCACTTTCACCTGATCCATCAGAGATGTTGGTAAACTTAAAGACAGCAGTTTGATGCCCGTCAACCAAAGTTTGCGAAGTAACTGCGTCTGCCATTTAAACCTCCCTATTATTGATCAGCGAAAGCAGGTGCTGTTGTTGATGTCACGCTTCCAAAAATTTGATAATTAGTTGTATCTTTTCCAATTATTGTTACATCAAATGCTTGTGGAACATTTATTTGAAAGCTACTTTCTGAATTACCATCTGGAAATACAGAACTTATTGCATTACCATCTTGGTCGTGAAAAGTAATGTTACCAATATAAAAATTTGTATTGCCTGGTGTTACGATGATTGCATCTGTTCCGTCAGCAGCTCCACCAGCGTAAACAAATCTAAAAACAGATCCAGCTATAGGTGCAGGTAAAGTGTATGTATTATCTTGTGATCCATCTGGCACAAGTAAAATTCTACCACTATGAGTTGCATTTGTTAAAGTTACATCTCCATCAGATAAGCTAACTGGTGC